TATAAATAATAGACATATATATGTGTGTGTTATAAATGTACCTATCTAAAAAAAGTAGTAACTCTAGTAACCCTAGTAACCTATTTTATAAACCCCTTGATATGACGGCGTTTTGAGAATTACAAAAGTAGTAACTTTTACATTATAAGTAGTAACTAGTAGTAACTGCAAATAAATTATTATATAAAAGGAGAATATAAAAAATGATTAATTTAGAACGTGGTGCAAGAATACACCCCTATATTTTTGAAGAGGCATTTGTTCAAATTATGCCAGCACCTGATAACCTTTATTCAAGAACAAAAAATATTAATACTGGTGAATATATTTATAGTCCAATCCCTTGTATGGCATTAACAAATTGTGGACAGATTGTGTTCTGTGATACAGATGATATGGGAATTATAGACGAAATAAATAATAGGTTAATATTTAAATATAATGAATCTACGAAACAATTTGAAAATTGGAGTAAATACCAACAGTTTGATTAAATTAATAGTTTTAGTTCAGCTGAACCAAACCTATTAACCCCCACCACAATTGGCTTAACAGCGCCTTTTGTGGTATAATTATAATAAATATACCAAGTATAAAAATTATTAATAATATATAAAAAAGTAGGTGACGATGTGCCAAAGTGGATAGATAAGATGCTAGGACTGAACAAGCTAGAACAAAAACAGTTTGAGATGATAACAAACGGCTTTCAGTCATTGTCACAATTTAATGGTAATGCTTATCAAAACGATGTGTACCGTTCGGCAGTTGATGCCATAGCGCGTCATATCGCGAAGTTAAGTGGTAAGCATGTGAACGATACAAAAGACTTAAATAACTATAAAATTAACAGAATTTTACAACATAGACCGAATCCATATATGAGTGGTTACGATTTTTTATATAAAGTAGCGACCCAATACTATATCGCTAACAATGCATTTATCCTCATTCAGAAGGACAACAAAGGTAATTTGTCGGGATTATATCCACTCACACCCAATAGTGTTGAATATGTGGTTGATGGTGCAGGTGAGATGTATCTGAAGTGTTTATTTAAAGATGGTAACATTGTTCATTTCCCAATGGACGAGGTAGCAATATTACGCCGACACTTTAACGAAAATGAATTACTAGGTGATTCTAACGATGCTATTATGCAAACGCTAGAACTATCTCATACACAACATGAAGGTCTAGCATCAGCGATTAGAAATTCAGCACAAATTAGAGGTATCTTGAAATACACTCAACCATTAGCCGAAGGAAAATTGAAAGAGAAAAAAGACCAATTTATGAAAGATTATCTTTCAATGGAAAATAACGGTGGTATTGTGACCTCTGATGTTATGGCAGATTACATACCATTAAATGTGAATAATGTTCAAATTGATACATCACAGCTAGAAGTTGTTAAGAAGAAGATATACGACTATCTAGGTATCAATGAAAACATCATCAATGGGAACTATGATGAAACACAATGGCAGGCGTTTTACGAGTCGACGATTGAACCGTTTGCGATACAACTTTCATCAGAACTCACTGAGAAGATATTTAGTGAACGTGAACAATCATTTAGTAATCGTATTATTTTTGAATCATCTAAATTACAGTATGCAAGTAATCAATCTAAATCAAATATGATTAAAGAATTGTTACCACTAGGATTATTAACCATTAATGAAGCACGTGACTTAATGAACCTATCAAGCGTGGAAGATGGAGACGAACGTATACAATCCCTGAACTATATAGAGAAAACATTAGCTAAAAATTACCAGTTAGGAGATAAGGAGGCGACACCTGATGAAAGAAATTAGAAGTGCAGAACTACAAGCAGAAACTCGTGACGACGAAATGGTGCTTGAGGGTACTGCCATTGTTTTTGATAAACCTGCACTGATTAATACACCGACAGGCTCATATAACGAAATTATCAAACGTAATGCGCTGGACGGTTTGAAGTTCAATGATACACGCTTATTAGTGTCACATGATCATAACCGTTTACCATTAGCCAAATCACCTAAAACGATGAAGATATGGAAAGACGATGCAGGCATGCATTTTAGAGCAGTGTTGGCAAACACCGAAGAGGCTCGCTCTGTATATGAATCAGTCAAACGTGGTGATATGTCAGGTGTAAGTTTCGGTTTCAAAGTAACTGACGGCAGTCGTTACGACGTAGAAACGAGAACACGCACGATTACACGAATAGATAAAATACTAGAGTTTTCTGTGGTAAACTTTCCCGCTTATTCAGAAACATCTGTTGAGGCTAGAAGTCAAATGCAGGAAGCAGAACAACGACAACAACAAATTAATCAAGCAAAAATCAATTTAAATAAATTATTTATAAAGGAGATTAAATAAATGTTCGATACAGTACAAGAGGCTTTTAATCATTATCGTAATGCATCACTTGAAGATATTGAAACACGAGCAAGAGAAATTAAAGGTCAAATTGATACAGACCCAGATACGAATGTAACTAAGCTAAACGTAGAAATCGAAGGTTTAAACCAAGCGAAAGCAAATATCAAAGAAAAGGAGCAGGAACAAGTGGAACAAACTAAGACAGAAGAACGTTCATACAATCCAATTACAGGGACACAATTACGAGGACATCAAGAAATCAATAAAGATAATGTTTTCGGTTCAAACGAATATCGTTCAGCATTCTTCAAAACAATGTTAGGACAAGATTTATCTAGTATTGAGCAACGTGCATTTGATACTGCACAAGAAGTAGAACAACGTGCCGAGGGCTTTGCATCATCTAATAACTCACAAGCCGTATTACCTGAAACGACTTTAAATGAAATCATTACAAAAGCACGCAAGCAAGGTGGACTAATCGGACATGTGAGAAACTTCAACATTCCAACAAAAATTAAAATCCCTATCGGTACACCTACATCAAAGGCAAATTGGCATACTGAGGGGGCTTTAGTAGAGGCAGAACACCCTGATACTGTAAGTGTTCAATTTGATGGTAACGAAATCTTAAAAGTGTTCTCAATCTCTGTTAAAGCTCAAACAATGAGTATTCAAGCATTTGAAAGCTATTTAGTTCAAGAGTTAACACAAACGGTTGTAGAAACAATTGACCACGCTTTAGTCAATGGTACTGGTGTAGATCAAGGACAAGGTATCTTAACAGGTATCACATGGGACGATACAAATAGTGTGGACTTAACAGGCAAATATACAGACTTCACAAAAGCATTAGGATTATTAAAACGTGGTTATTCAGCAGGTGCTAAATTTGCGATGAGTAACGCTACATTATACAACCAAGTGTATGGTGTGATGGACGCGAACGAAAGACCAATCTTCAATCACGATGCACAACGTGAAGATGTTGGGCATATCTTTGGTAAAGAAGTTGTCATTGACGACAATATCGAAGATGGCACAATTCTATTAGGTAACTTCCAATACGCAGGCTTTAACTTACCACAAGGTATCGCATTAGAGAAATCTACTGAAAGTTCATTCCGTTCAGGACTTATTGACTTCAGAGCTATGGCAGTAGCAGACTGCAAGCCATTAGTAGACGAAGCATTTGTTAAGTTATCAAGTACTACTACTGCACCATCAGCATAGTACAAACATGTGAGGGCATCAGTGATTAACTGGTGTCCTTTATTCATAAAGGAGTGAATGCAATGATTATATCTTTAGAAGAAGGTAAGGACGCTTTAAGAGTAGATGGTGATTACAACGATGAGATTATTGAACCATTGATTGAAGCAATACCCAACTACTTATATATTACGACTGGTCGTGATTGGTTAGATAAACCAGTAGAGCCATTGGCACAAACAACGGCTAAGTTCATACTGCAGTTGTGGTTTGATCCTCAAACTCAAGATTCTGAGCGATTAAAGCGTACGATTGATAGTTTATTAGCGTCTTTAAAAGCATTAGGAAGTGACTACGATGGCTAGGAGTGTACCACGATCCTTTTACAAGTCTAAACGATGGATAAAGTGCCGTGACAGTTACATGATGAAACAGAATTACATTTGTGAAAGATGTAAAGGTATGGCTTCTATTTGCCATCACAAAGTGTATTTGAACGCAGAGAACTATAAGAATCCTTATGTATCATTGAATCATGATTTTCTGGAGTGCTTGTGTCACACATGTCATAACCAAGAACACTTCGGCAGTCCATCAACAGGAGAAGGATTACAATTTGATGAAAAAGGAAATATTATAAAAATATAATAC